TATTCGTTACGTTCGTCTGAGCAGCTTCCTTAGGACCATTCTTTTCTTCAATTGCGTACTTCTTCTTCGTAGAGATTTCAACGAAATCTTTGTTAGCATCGAGGAGAGTCTTCATAAGAGTTGACGCAACTTCAAACGCACGTGGAGACTCAGATTGTTTTGCAAGACTAATCATTTCCTTTAATGCGTCATCGCCTTGCTCTATAATGTTCTTGATGTTTCCGCGAACCTGTTCGATATCTCGAATTGTTTCATCGTCTTCTACGACTGTTGCAACAGCAGTGATGACTTCCTTTTCTTCGTATACAACCACAAGTTCTTCTGATTTTGCTTCTTCTAAAGGTCTAAGACCAAGAACCTCTGAAATTTTATCATTGTTCATTTTCACTCTTCTTCTGGGTTACTTGTTATGACTCGTATGATTCCCCAATCATCGTCAAACTGGATTTCTTCGTATGGAATAGTTAGGTCAGGATCTGTCGTCGGCACGTTGTTTGCGGTTAGACCTGGATATACATTGACACCTTCAGAAGGATCCGAAGATGCGTCCATAGATGTCCAGATATCTGTGTCTATGAACTTAATGATCTTCTTTTCTCTTTCAGGACCAAAGTACCAGCCCTTCATAGTAAAGTTAAGAGTCCATAGGACGGATCTTCTTTCTTCAAAGCCTCCTTCGTATAGATCCTCGTTCGTAATTCCATTCAAAATGATAGGAATATCAATAGGATCAAGGTCGTTAATCAACTTAACCGTAGCTGTCCACTCTGGTTTAAAGAATGGTATGATCTGCTCTACGATCTTTGTTGCATCTTCCGAATACTTAGTCATTATATAAAGAGAAAAGTCGAGGTTATATGGTGTCGCCGTCCACACATATGATTTTTGGCTATCTGTCTCACCTAGGTTCTTTTGAATCTTTTGCTTCGATGGTATCTTTCTCGCTCCATCGTATGTCATATTTGTGATTTCAAAAGACATACGAGGAAGAGAGATAGCAGTCTTACGAGTTAGATCTGGATCCTGCGTGATACGAGCAAGAAACTTTTGAAACGGGCCGTATGCAATTGGAACTACCATACGCTGCACTTCAGCACCATCTAAGCCGTCTCGAGTGATCGAGATCTTATTAAAGATAGTACCGAATAGCGCAACATACTTCCGCGTAGTCGCATTATAGAAGTGATTTACAAAGGCCATGTATTTTCCTTACCAAGTGTCTAGTGACCAAGCAGTTCTTTTCCAGATATTAGTAGAACCATTATAGTTCGCAGTGCAATAATATATGTAAGAAGAACTAAAGGATATGTCGCCAGTCTTATCTCCTAATGCCCCAATACTACTTGATGGAACTGGCACTACCCTTCCGCCAGACCAGGCAGTATTCTGTAAGGTTTCGTCTGGAAAAATTATAGATCCATTCGCACCAAATGTCCAAACATTGTTATTTGCAGCGACTTGTAAATCAGGATTTAATCCGGACTCAACTCTAAAGTAACTGTTATTTCCGCCTATTGTTAAATTCGACTCACTGTCATCTTCAATTCCGCCGGCACGGATACGAATATCATTCGGTCTTATTGCATCTACGATTATAAAATGGTCCTCAGAACCTGAGTCTACTGTCGGAAACAGCCCTATAGCATAGAAAGGTCCGGTGTTTGCAGCGACTGAAACCGTGTTTGCAGGAATAGCAGTGAATAGAATCGAAGAAAAGTCAGTTCTTATACTTCCAGACGTGTCATTGAACTCGTCACCTTTCATAAATATTGTATTTACATAGAGGTCGCTCCAATAGTTTGACAGAGAACCGATGTCGTAAGTTAGATCTTCTGCCGGGATTATGTCTTCCAACTCAGTGAATGAAGCTGCTCCTGTTAAATACCCAGCTAGAGCATGATCACCCCAAGAATAAGCTGTGTTCCAGTTAGACACATTTGTACTGGTTATAGAACCAGCCGCAGTTCTTGGGAAATCATACCCTGCATAGCTGTAAGAAACGGTGTACTCTCTATCTTCAACCCAGTTCCCTGTTACAGATAGGCCGCCAACTTCTACTTTATAACCGATTACTCCTTCAAGCTCTCCATGCGTCTTTTCTATGTCGCCTTCGGATCCAAGTGTACCTGAGAAGTATACACTCGTTATGTCTGCATCTTTTGCAACCATAGAAAAGATAGAGTCTTTATATAGAGTTACATAGCTACTTGCCGATCCAAACGGTGTGGCTGCAGTTCCAGCAGATGGTACTCTGTTGCCATCATTATAATCTATGCCCGTTGATCGGTTCGTGTTTATAATATTTCCGGAAGTATCGTACTGGCCAGATCCACCACCTGAAATTTCAGTAGCAGGCCATATATTCACGGCCGTTCCTGAAACTGTGTATGAGGTAATAACACCGTTTTCATCAGCACCCGAGATTAGAATACTTACATTATTGTTACTAGTTCCACCTAAGTTAGTTCCCAATATCGTTAGAGTGTCGCCGACTTCATAACCAGTCCCGCCATTAAGTAAGCTATTGTCTCTCCAAGACTCGCCTTCATATCTACCAAAAAGCAGACCGAATGCGGCGCCAGTTCCAGACCCGCCCGTAACTATGCTCGAATTGGCAGTTATTTCGCTACCTTCGTAGAACCAAAAATCTGGATAAAGAACTGGAACTTTTGACTTAAGAGACTCAATATGTTGATAGAACCTAGTCTTTATAGTCGCAGTGCTATTCTGAGTATCTCCTGTGTATAGAACTAGATCAACGTACTCTTTAAAGAATTCCCACAGCTGTCCTCTTCCGATCGGATCTTCAGAACCTCTAAAGATTGATATAACAGCAACCGTTGCGGAACCACTTATATTCGAAACTGCGAAATCGTCGTCCTCAGTTTGTGTAACACTTGTATTTGGGTTTACGGCTTCTGATGTAATTACGATTTGATTTATACTTGGTATACCGGTGTTATATATTGTAGAGAACGACGCGCTAAACCCTCTATAGTTGTTTGTGTCGGTTGGTATATATGACACCGCCTTTGTAAAGAATACGTCATCGTTACCTTGGTGATCTGTAATGAACAGTTCAAAAGCTTGCTTATTAAATACCGCGCTTTCAAAAAGAGTAGAGAAAGAAGCGCCGTCCTCAGACTCTGTGCTAAAGTTTAGAACACGAGTGTCCTCAGTGTTACCTATATAGTTTTCGCTTAAGTCTTGTGGTATAAGCTCACCATTTTCAATTGCGGTCGCTGCCTTATCTTTAATAACATAGTTCTGTTTTATGATACTATATTTTCTTTCAATGATATTGGAAGTATCCGTCAAGTCTGACACGTCAGATACAATTAAATTATTCGCATCTGTAAGATCAGAAATGTCAGTTGGTATCGTTGGTTTGTTATCCAAGTCATCATAGTCACCAGAAAAAGCGGTACTTACTAACTGATACAAGTTTAAGTTTGGCTTATTCGACAGATCGTTATAGTTTCCAGAAAAATCTGCAGCGTCATCGTTATAGAGTTCAGTAAAGTTCTGGTTAATCTTCGTGAATGCCGTTCTTAACGGATCACCGGTTCTATCGTTCGCTGTTGTACCGATATTGATGGTTTGCTTTGCCATGTCTTCCTCTTATACGGTGTCTGCTGTGATCTCAGTAGTGTCAGCAGTTATATTGTTACTGTCGGCGGTGATTGAATAATTCGTTGGTCTAGTAATAATCTCACTAAACGGATCTATCTCTGTAAAGTCGATGATATCTTCACCTTCTTCTTCAAAGAATATGTTCTTAGCTATCGGATCCTTGCTTAGAAGTTTATCAAGAGAATATACATGCGGATCTTCTGTATTTATGCTATCGAAGTAAGTGTCTATCTCTTGGATTCCGGTATTGAACATTTCGTTCGAGTATTCGAATAGTTCACACTTAAGATCAAAAACTTGCAGTGATCCACTCTGATAGAATACACTCTCGTGTTCAACAAACATTATCTTAAAGAACTTATCGTTCAACGGCAGGTAGACTAGGTCGCCTTCTTTAGGACGTATTAATGTAGTGTTCAGTCTTGTCGCATATCTTTCAAACGTTCTCATAGCAACTGTGAAAGTAACTTGATCACGTATCTGAAGACCAAACTTACTAAGAAAGTCGCCTTCACCTTGGAACCCGTCAACACTCTTTACATAAACTTCCATCGAGTAAGCAGCATTAAAGATAGACAGATCGTCTTCGTTAAGTATGTGATCCGTTGCTTCTAACTTTCTAGTTAAGTAGTAAGTATCAACGCCATAGATCTGAATTGCTTCAATGACCAAGTCGTCAATGAGTTGTTGCTCATTGAAGTATCCATAGTTTTGAAAAAAGACGTTAGTCGCCATTTATCATCCAACGAAATTGTAAACGAGTGGTTGAAGTGAAGTCTTCGCGTTTTCTTCCATCTCTTTGCGGTCTGCCTTTGCTTCCGATAGGATCTGTTCACCGTTGAACTGAACACCACCGATAAGCTGCATGTTTGTGAACTTTGTTAGGTTTACACCCCACTGCTCACGTATTAGGATAGACGCATAGTTCTGAAGAAAGCGATCGCTCCATACATCGGAATATGTGTTGCCATCAATAATGTCGTATCCTTCTATAATGATAAACGACCCAGGATTTAAGATGTTCTTATTTACATCGAGATACAAACGATTTATGTGGCGGTTATATCTTATAAGAGGTTTACCCACGAGAATTTCCTGAAGAAATTGTAGGTGCGATAGAGCCATGTAGTAATGCTGAATGTTATAACCGGTTATGTCTTCGAGATTATTCAAAACGAACTGATACTGAACGTTGAAGAAGCCAGTTCCGGTCGAGATCGATGAACTAAGATCAAAGATACGAGTAATGCCAAGCATGCTCTCAGGTACTTCTACATATCCCTGATCTATCTCTTCTTGAGTTAGCGCGTGTTTAAGATATATCATCTGGCTACCATCGTAGTGATAGTCTCTCCAGAATGCTATTGCCTCGTCAATACGATCTTCTATCTGTTCGTCAGAAACGTTGATCTGAATGACTGGTGCACCGATCTTTCTAAGAACATAATCTTTGAATTCGCTTCTTGTTGAAGGACGTGCCATGTTTGATCACCTTACTTTTTGATCTATTTATAAAAAGTAAGGCGATCTATTCGACAGCCTTACTTTATCAAAATGCAATAGATCCACTTTGTAATTAAGCTTGAGATTCAGACCAACCTATTCTACCAGCAACCACGAATGGATTTGCTGCGGTAACATTACTAGGATCTTCTAAAAGCTTAACAACAAGAGTTAGAACATCTGGGCCATCTGGGAATGTTCCGTCTCCACCGAGGATAGAGTTTCCAAGTGTCGCGATTTCATCGAGAGAAACTATGATATTGTTTTGTGAACGAGCGGTTGTGCCCGATGTACCCTGCGCTCTGAACGTATACACCGTAGTTCCTTCGGTGATTCTATCCGACGAATCGTGATAGATAAGTTGACTCAAGCTCGGGTTCGCAACTCTCTTCCAGTCATAGTTATTCAACTTGCCGTTCAATTTCAGAAGAACCTCGCAGCTGTGAGTCGTCAGAATACCAACGCTATCTAAGATCAGTTGCATACGATTTATGATCTCTCTTTCTCCAAGATTTCCTGGCGTTCCGTTGTCAACGCTAGGAGCTAGACGAATGCTAATAAGAGGTTGTTCGTACACAACGGAAGTAGTTGCAGCAGAAAGAGTTACAGTGTAGTTGTTCGCTGCTGCAGTTGCTGTTGGAGGACCGTTCAATAGAATAAGGTTTCTTGTAGCAGTAGAAGCGACGTTTCCTGGAAATTGTATTCTTGAAGAAACGCTTGGAAGGTACGCTTGGAATGGAGTAGTTCTAGTGTCCAGTGGGTTTGCGGTTAGTCTTCCAGTAATTCCGTTACCAGTTATAGACACGCCAGCAGGAATCGCGTTTAATGCTGTGCTTGGAGTCACAACTTCAATAGCATAGTTTGCTGTTCTAAATTGGCCTTGTGATAGAACATAGTATAATGAAGTATTTGCAATTGCACCGTTAGCTACGATACTCGCGGTTCCTGAAATACTTAGTGTATTCGAGCTTGCAGCAAACACGTATGCACGGTCGTTGTCATATCTTCCATCCATGATCACAGAAGTACCCCAGTGAGCTAGCGCCGGAACATATGTTGGAGCTCCAACGTTCTCAATCTCATATCTTCCTGGTATATTACCAGATCTCATATAAGCTTCGTTTTGTTTATTATTGTGTATAAATTCATGAACGTATACGACTTTACCTTTTTGATCTTTAAAACCAAATCTCACTTTACCGGCACCATACCAGCTGTAATCCATATAGGCCATCTGTATCTTATTAGTATTAAGATAGAAACCAGTCGAGCCGGTTCCATCGCAGGTGTCAATATTCCACTGAGACTGTGGTATTTTAGTGTCAATCGTTTTTGTAATGATTACATTCGTAGCATCCGTTCCTCTATAACTAGGAAGTATGTAAAGAAGAGTGTTACTTGCTATCTCTGATATGACATAAGTTTGGCCTTTGATGACTATTCGACCGCCTGCGTTTAATTGAGAAAGAAACTTCGTGTTTGTTCCAACAACGTTACCCTGCTTAAACTGAACAGATACAGTACCGCTTATCTGAAGGGTACTGCTTCTTCGACAGCAATATAGTTCCGAACCGTCATATTCAAAATATAGTCCGTTTTGATCATCAAAGAGGCCGCATTTTAGAAGACTGTTAGACCACGTGTTGACATAGTACTCAGGAATACCAAGCGCAAAAGTATCGGCAGGTTGGCCGCCGATGTTGACTCTAAACGAATATGGGTCTATGATGCTATCCACCGTAAAGGACCCATTCCAATAATTTTGTCCGGCAGTAACTGTAGCTCCACTTACTGTTATACTCAAATCTTCTGTCACTCTACTTGGAAAACGAGTCGTTATTATTGCCGTGTTTCCAGTGTCATACACCATCGAGTCAATAGTAGTGGTTGGACTAAAGTTAACAGCAAAGCTAACTTGAATACCCTTACCAGACTG